TTTCACTTGCTTTTTTACCTTTAAAAACGTAATAAGCTTTACTTTTTAAATATCTTAATTGATCATAAGCTGTAATTGACACAATGTTATCTTTACCAAGTTTTCGAGCAAATACATATCCTAAAAATACATTTTGTCCACGATATTTTAAACTTACCTGATCACCTTCTTGAACTTTTTCATCAAAAATCATCTTAAATGTTAATTTCCCTGGACTTGCTTTTCTTTCTAAAGTTAATTCTATACTGTTTGTAACTAGAGGTGAAACTATAGTTTTAGTACTCTGACTTGCAATTACCAGTTCAATATCCTTTTTCATTTCATAGCTTTCCTCGTTTGGTTTTGACATAAAGGATTTTATTTTTTGCGATATATTTTCAAGCATTTTTTACCACAACCTTAATTTATCTGATACAAAACCTGTAAGAGACGAAATCCCATTTACTTCAATAACAGTTTGAAGCTGGTCAAGACCACCAGTTTCATTCCTAATAACTTGCCATATTTTATCTCCATATTTCATTTCTTTTATTCGACTTTCCACTTTATCTGTCCACCTTTGATTTTGAACACTCATAGTTCCATCAGCATTTTTTATATATTGTTTTGGTCTAGGGTCAATAAATTCTTTAAATTTAATATCCACATAAACATCCATTCCTTCTTCAGCATCTTCTTCTACACTAAAATCTTCAATTGATACCTTAAGATTAGTGCTAAAATAGGCACGACCAGAATTTGGATAATTCCTAATTATTATTAGCTGGAATGGTTTTGCTCTTTTCTTTAAGTTTTTCAATTTATTTAGATAATAGCTTGGTCTTTGATAGAATCCTAAATATCTAGCAAATGGATAACGTTGGGATGGAAGCATGAATTTAAAACTTATTTCTTGCAAGCCCTCCTGTTTTAGCATATTAAATTCCGCATCATTTATTAAATTTATAACATTGTTCATATTCTTATGCGTAACAGTAACAGAGGAAGGTGCTACAGGTAAAAGCACCCTATCAATATAAAATATATAACCTTGTGTTCTCATTAATCGTTATGCACCCCTTCCGCTGCGGTATAAACGTGTTCTGCTAATCTTTCTCCAAGAGCGTCTATAAAATCATCCGCATCTGCTTCTTTTGAAATATCATTGTAATTTGTCATATCTATTTTTATCTCAGCGGTAGTAAATTTATTTACATATTCTTTTTCGGCAACATCTCTCAGATATTTCATATCTTCATCCATATCTGTCATTTTATCAGCCATTTTACCTGTATTGTCAGCAGTTCTTTTACTATGTGGATCTTTTTTATCTTTTCCTCCACCACCTTCGTCTCCTTTACCCTTACCACCGCCGCCATCTTTACCGCCTTTTCCTTTGTCTCCACCTTTTCCTTTGTCTGGCATAGGCTTGTCTTTTCCAATATCTGTTAAACTATCCCTTGCCTTATTAAGTCCATCAGTTAATCCTTTTACACCTTTTCTAACATCATTTTTTCCTTTGTCAAAGTTTGCATTAGGATTAGTAAGTTTTGTACCAGCCAACTTCCCAGCACCATTCATAACACCTTCCATTAACCCTGAAGGATTAGCAAACCCTGCATATCCAAATTGAGGTGCCTGTTTTTGTGCCACTTTAACACCATTAGCATCTCCATAGGCCATAGCTTGAATATGTTGAGCTGGAGTAAACGAAGCTCCACCTCCACCATCAACTCTGCCAACACTTATACTAAGAGCCCCGCCATTTGAAAAATGCGTACCAATAACAGAATCTACAACCTTACCAATTTCATTTAACCCTCGTAAAAATCCATTAACAAAACTTTCAACCATTTTTGCCAGAGAATTTATGGCATTGGCAAAAGCATTGTGAAATCCGTTTGCAACTGTTACCGCAGCTCTTCCTATTGCGTTGTATCCATCTATAAATCCATTTGCGACTCCTATAAAAAAATTATAAATTCCTTTTAAAATATTACATATCGTGACTTTCAGCCAAGCCCAAACCATTGCGGCATTATTAACAAGCCAGTACCACGCTTGCAAAAGTATGTTTACAAGCCACACTCCCGCATTCCATATCCCTATAAAAACATTTATCACTAAAGCACCAAGGGCAATAAAAGCTATTATGGCTACTGAAACAAAGACAACTATTATATCCCAAATTATGATAAATACGTCCACAACAACTGCACATAACCAGTACCACATTCCACCAATTGTTTCCAATGCACTTTGAGTTCCTGTCGCCCATTGTACAGTAACAACCAAAGCCCATAGTATAACTACTATTAGCCCAATTATGATTGCCACAAGCCAAGTTCCAGGAAATGCCCAAGCTGCTTCATTTGCTGCAGTTTGAGCCGCAGTATAGCCGTAAAGAGCAAATGTTAAAGCAATTTTAGCTACTGTTAAAATAGTTGTTGCTACATTTAGGGCCGTTTTAGCCGCTACATTTAACCATTCTAAAGCTGTGGAAATTCCTTGCCAAATTACATAAGTCATTAGTGCAGCTGTAACTCCATAAATTATTGGACTTATTACTAACCAATTATCTGCTATAAATTTCCCAGCCATAGCAATTCCGTCTACAACCCCATTCACTACTGCTTTTAACCCGATAAATCCAATTTTTAGATTAGTTATAAAAGATTGAAAGGCTTGGGAGTTGGCTAATTGATTTATCTTTTTAAGTATGCCTTCCATCTCCCGCAATGCAAAGTTTTTAGCTTGAGTCCAAATGTCGGACCATGTGAGAGGTAAAGTTTTAAACTTGGCATTTATATCATCTCCAGCACTAAACAAAGCATTTTTTATTATATCTGCCGTTATTTTCCCTTTTGCTCCTAATTCTTTCAATTCACCAACTGACACATCCATATATTTAGCTATAGCTTGAGCCACCATTGGAGCATTTTCCATTACAGAACGAAATTCATCTCCCTGAAGTTTTCCAGCTGCCATAGCTTGAGTAAGTTGATACATTGCACTTGTTGCTTCCATTGCATCTGCTCCTGATACCTTGAATGCTTTTTGCATAAGATTTGTAAACTGAACAATTTCATCGGTGTTGTTAAAAGCATCTTTTGCAAGCAACCCTAGTTTTGCTACCTGGTTCATACTATCAGTATAGGCGACTTTTGCGTCATTTGCCGACTGGTAAATCTGTTCTTTTAATTGTTCGGGTGCATCAGTTACTAGATTTAATCTAGCTGTTATCTGTGCATTTTGATCAGATGCTTCCAATAATTGTTTTGCACCCATAACACCTGCTATTGCCGCACCTACCTGCATCATTTTATTTTTTATAGTATCTGCAATACCTGGTGTCTTACTCAGGTTATCATTCACCCCTTTACTGTCACCTTTCATTTTCTGGAGTTCGTTATCAGCCAATGCTAATTGTTGCCTTGCTGTTGTCAAATTAGCAGTATTAATATTCATAGATTTTCCATCAAGACTGGATAAACTATTTACTGTTGCACTTATTGCATTATTTATTGCTGTGAATGTCTGTGTCATTCTATCATTTAAGATTATACTGTTTTGTATTGTAGCCATATTTCCCACCTCCTAACGTCTTCTGCGACTAGCTTTTCTCTTAGATTCCTTTTCTGCTTCTTTTTCTCTTTTTATTTTTAAATCAATACAGGCCATAATGAATCCTTTTTCATAAATATCCATTTCTGCAAATTCACTTGGCCGTATTTTAAGTTTATGAAGGCAATAGTAAGCGTAATTATACTCTGCTACATTTGCCTCAATTAGTTTTTTGCTTCTTCTTTAATGTCCTCTATGTTGATGTCCCAACCGTTTATTTTTTGGACTTCTTGAAGCAATGACGAGTATTCTCCTGGAAGTAGCATTGCATTTATTAATTCTTTTGAATCCATTACTCCCCAAGAATCTTGTAATTCTTTATCGTTTAAATCAGGATAAACTAATGATTTCAAAACTAAATCCATATAGTATCCTTGGGTATCTGTTTCTGGCACAAATACTCCTTTAGCTTTTTTAACTTGTCTTGTGTTTTGTTTTCTTAAAATATCGTCCATTTCATTTGAAATAGGTTTTATCTCAAATTTTACAAAATTTCCTTGATCATCCTTGAATCTTTTTGAAATTTCCACTTCCTGATTTTCCACAGGTATTGTATTCTGTTTTAAAAAAAATTTTAAATCTTTCATTATTAAATATCCTCCTAAATTATTTTAAAAGGGAGTTTTTGACTCCCTATCTATTCATTCCATCAAGCTGCTTAAATTTATCCACAAGTTTCCAATCTTCAAACGTGAAATCAAACTCATCTTCCAAATAGTCAGCATCCGCATCAAACTGTGCAATAATTCCACCATCTAAATTACAGTCAATCAACATTATTGTCTGTTTATCCACGCTAGCCGTCGGATCTTCATTTACAATTTGCATATCAAAATACAAGTCTTTACCAGTTCTTGTATACTCCTGCAATACTTCTCTAAATATAGACGTATTAAAATGGAAAGTAGCATTTCCAGTTCCTTTCCATCCTGCTGCTTTATTCCCTTTTCCAGTTTTACCTAAGATTGGAACTTCAACCTTATTCTTTTCCATTTCTGCTTTTACATTTATAGCCTGCATAAAATTAAATCTTTTGCCCTCAATCGTAACAAAACACTTAGCAAGACTTCCAGATATAGCATCCTTACCTTTCATTATTGCTGTATCAGCCATTTATTCCCACACTCCTTTATCTTTTATTGTACGATTACATTCATATAAAGTTTTTCCATAGCTACAACAGGTTTTATATTAGTTGTAACTAGTACACTTTCCTTAGTTTCGCCCTCAACTACTGTAATATCTGTTTCTTCATTGAAATCTTTTATTGCTCTCAAATCTTCCAATGTTTCATGATGTTTTGAAATATCACGTTTCAAATCATTCCTATCATATTCAGTATTGTTAGATGAACCCAAATAAGTTTTATTAAAAATTGTTGCAACATCAGTAGCAATTTGGTCTAAGGTTCTCATCACTTGAGCAAATGAGAAGTCTACATTTTTTCTTTTTATGAATGAAACAAACGAATTAATATCTTTCAGAACTCTTATTTCATCTCCTGTTTTATGGAATATGAAATACCCTGCTTTTACAGCTAATTCTAATTCTGTTTGTGTTTCTTCCACTTCAAGTTTAAAATCACCATTATATTTTTGATTTGTCAAACTTCTATTAACAGCACAATACGCTTCTGCTCCACCAACCCAGTAAACTGCTGAATTTTCAGGAAAATCAGAATCCAATGTTTTAGTTTTAACGTTAATCACACCTTCATAATCTGGATCAGTAGCACGATAAACAACACATACAAATTTAGCACCAACTTTGTCTCTCATTCTCTTAGTGTATTGAACATATAAATCTTTTATTGTTTTTTCATTTGAAGTACAAACTAGAACATTGATAAAATATTTGTCAATCTTATCTAAAAATTTTTGATGTGATGCACCTGTCACAGTTCCATTTGTTCCACCTGTCATAGGTGTTCCCGCTGTTACAGCAAGTGTTGCATCCGATTTAAAAATTACAAAGTCATTAGTTTTCAAATCTTGAGCAGCAGCTACAGTCTGAACATCTACTTTTTCTGAATCAACAAAAGTAGTAACATCAAAAAGCGAAGTGTTATCAACATTAGCTTGGATTGATATCTTTATATCATTTCCTCTCTCTCCTGTATATCTCGCACTACCGAAAGCATTTGTCGCTTTAGCTCCACCTGTATTTAATTTATAAATATATCCAGTTTGAGTATATTTAAAGAAATCTCCTAATCCCTTTAATTTATCACTGTCATAGGAATGGCCAAAATACTTAGTAGAATTTTCAATAAAATCGCCATTTTCTACTTTGAATATTTCTTCATCAATTCCCCAATCAAGTTCAACTCCAATCGCAGCATATCCTCTATCCGAAAATACAAGTTCAGCTCTTTCTTTACTTACAAAATTAATATATGTACCTGGTAAAACTTTATTTTGTACTAGCCAAGTACCGCCACCATAAGCCATTATTTAACCTCCCTACTTAAAAAATCTTCTAATTTTTTCTCAATTTCTGATAAAGTATATTCTTTATCATCTTCTAGTAAAACGTTTAATAAATCTGCTCTGTTTTTATATTTATCAGAACTTATAATCTGACTTTTTACAAATTTAGTTTCTTCTGATTTATTTTCAACATTTTCTTTTTTTATCTGTATCTTATTTTCAGTACTATTAATATCTGTCATACTAATCCTCCTTCAATCCATTATTTACATCTAGTTTTTTCATCTTAGGTTTTTCCTCGTCTAATTTATAAATAAACATTTCGTATGTAACGAAGAAATGCAATACTTTATCTTCTTCCCTAGAATTTCTATCAGTTCCTCGAACAAGTGTGCCATCATCAAGTTTTATATACTCAAGTACAGTATAAAGTTTGTCCAGCGTTTCAAATGTATCTTGAGCCTTTTTATTCTCAGGAAAATATACGATGTCAAAAAGATAGCTTCTTAAATATCTGTTTCCGACAATCTGCTTTTCATTAGGGTTCAACAAATCAATAAAAAAGCAAGGTTCTTTAAAACCCTGCTCCAGTTCTTCTCTATGAACATCTATCCCTTCAAAATTTTCCGACAATTTCAAGCCTATCGCATTCACAATTTCATTCAGCATTTACCCTCCTAACTTTTTAAGCCACTCAGTGATTTTCTTCTCTATAACAGCCGGAGCCTGTCTTTTCAGTTCATCCTCAGAGATAGTAAGCATAAATTTACCTTTTACCCAAGACTTTTTCAGCCGTTTCCCAATAGCAGGTACAAATCTACCTGGTGTTTGTCTATGCCCGAACTCAACATAACTAGCGTATTCAGTAGAGTTTGAAACTTCTATCTCATAATTTCCACCATTTTTTCTTACATCCGATACTGTCCAGTTTTTTCTTAAAGTTCCACCTTGTCCACCATATGTTTTAGAGAATGTTTTACCGCCTTTTTTGTATGAAACTGTCTTGGTTTTTAAAACTCTAGCTCTGCCTTTCTTATCATATATGGTATCACCTTTTTTTATACCTTTTTTCTTATTATCTCTTTTATAGGTAGCAATTCCAAAGTTTGGAGAGCTTACAGGTGTCCTTTTAATTACTTTACGTAGAAGTCTACCAGCTAATTCTTTTATAGTATCAATCATCAACTGCTCTTTTTCTTTCTCCATTTCTTCAATTATTTTTTGGAACTCTTTCAACCCATCAAACTGCACCTTTATCTTTGAACTCGCCATTACGCCTTCTCCTGTTCCACTTCAAGTACAATTTCCTGATGATTTGTGTAAACTGCTGATATTCCACTGTGCTTATATCTCTTTGTCACGTTGTTTTGAGTCACTTCAATTGTACTTCCCGGAGGGATGTAAACTTCTGGAGAAATGAATAATTTAACAACTTGAGAAACATTCGCTCCCAGCCCTGTCTGCTCAGCTTGGCTGATATTTTTAAAACTTAGGCGGCAAGGCACATTCTTACATATTTCTACTTTTTCAGAACTTACTATTCCGTACTTATCTTTTGATTTTTTATTTTCAAAAGCAGTACACAGTCCGTCCCACATCGAGTGTATTGCTTCTCTTGCGCTTTTTAAGATTTCGCTTACCATACTAACCTCCTGTACTTGAGTATCTCGCTTTCTCCATAAGTTAAAAGCGTTGATAAAAATACTTCAAATTTATCTCCCGTGGTCTTACTATCCTCAAAGACTACTTTAGTTTCTCCCTCCGTTATCTCTTTCGCTATACGGTTAAAATTCAATCCTAGTATGTTAAGCTGATTTAATTTTAATTTGAAATCAAGAAACTCTGCCGCGCTTCTATTTATCCAGACATATTTTAATCCTTCGGGAACTTTCTTTTGGTTAGTTTTATTACAGATGTAATACTTTACTGTTTGGATAGCATTATCTAATAAAAACAAATCAGTATCCACAATTTCATAATCTAAAGACTTCAAATAATTTTTAACATCTTCTTTAATATCTGTGATGTATTCCATAAATACCACTTTATCCTCTCGAAATTATTCTAGCAATAGGAATAGCCTTATGATCTATATACGTTTTTGTTCCTGTAGAATTATCATTTACTAATTCCCAGTTCACACCCATTTCCAATTCCGCATCAGTCGGAGACAATGTAGCCATACTTGATTTTGTAAATGAAATTCCGTATGGAGCATAACAGATTCTTTCTCTTGAGTAAAGAGTGTCTTGCCCGCCGTTTGTTTTAGGGTCTCTAAACATTTCAAATGGAACTTTTGCTCCAGGATTTGTAAATTCAAAAGCACCTTCTCCTAAAACATAAGTTGTATATTTTGTATATGCAGGAGTTGTCCCTGATTTTGGAACTTCTTCAGTAGGCATGGAATCATCTACCAATACCAATCTACCATTTAAAGCTGCAATTGTTAAATTTCTTTCTATTCCATCAGAATCCGTATATTTTAAATATTCAAGTAATTTTAAATTTTCCAAGTTTGTTGCTATTTGAGAGTGCATTATTGCCAATGAAAATCTTGCTTTATTTTGCCCCACAGCCTTTTGTAAAGCATTGTTTAAAGTTGTAACATTAAATACTTGCTTAGCCGTATCAGTTTCTTTTGATACATCACAAGTATGTCCATCAACAAATTTTTCATTGTCTGCCCCAGTCATAGCAAACACACCTTTTAGAATTGATAACAATAAATCCTGATTTATGTCATCCCAATATTCCGATACCTGTAATCCTACTTGATCCATGAAATTAACTCCTCCTGTTATATCATGTGAGAAGTCTTTCTCAACCCATCCTTTTGCTCTACCTACAACAACTCTCGAATGAGAGAAAGTATTCATTGATGTTGAATCAATGTCAGTTTTACCATCGTAGTTATTAGGTTTTCCACCAATTCTACCAAATAAAGGGGTTGTTACATAATATCCTCCTGTTTGTTCACTCATCATATCCACATACTGCGGTGCATTTCTTACTGCACCAGATTTTAATAATTCATTTCTTTTTAATTTTGGTATGGTATCAACATATTTCCCAAATACCTCACCATTAAAATGTTTCGCGTCAAATAATGCTTTTGCCATAAATATATCCTCCTATAATTTTAATTTTGTTCTGCCATCATTTCAGAATAAGTCTTAATTTTTCCAGCACTCTCGCCAGTACTGTTCTGTGTGTTCCCTTCTCCAGGCTTGACCCCTGAAAAGTTGGGTTCTTTTTGTTTTGTTTCTGTGACTTTAAATAACATCTTACTATCTTCAGCATTTTTCAAAGCCTCTATCTGTTCATTAATCCCAATCAGAACATCTCCGTCCAACTTGATTTTATCCATATCAAGTAAAGCCTTAACTGCTCTGGTATTAATAACATTTGCGCTAAGTAAAGTTGTATCAATCGCACTTTCCAGCTTAAATTTAGCAAGTTCAGCCTCAAAATTATCTTTTGCCACCTTATTGTCTCTTTGCAAGTTTTCAATAGTCTGTTTCATTGTTTCCATATCGCCAGAACTATTTTTTAAATTCTCAAGCTGCACATCTCTGTCCTTTAAATCTTTTTCCAGCTGTTTTTTGGTATTATTCACTTCATCGAATCTTGATTTTGGAATAAATCCTTTCAACTGTTCAGCATTTACCGATAGAACCTTTTCAGTTTGTTCCTCTGATAATCCTAATTTCAGCAATTCCTCTTTGTTCATATCAACATCTCTCCTATTCATTTTTTACGTTGTATGCCAACGAAATTATTTTTAATTTATTCTTTTACGCCTACAAATTCTAAAAAGGCGAAAATAAAAAATCACGACTAAATTAATAATCGTGACCTTTGTAAAATTTAATTATTTCTCTAATTCGTGAATGTCATAATTCATAAATTGGATATATGCAAGAATTTGCATTTTTAATTCCTTAAGTTTTTCAATACTTTCTTCCAATTTCTTCACTTCAGCAAAGAATACCTTTCCAGATACACATAACTCGCTCTGCATATCTTTTATTCTTCTCCAATGTTTGCTGTCCTTAATGCTCTCCATATCAGGAATGAAGTATCTCATAAGTTCTTGTTTACTTTCTTTACTGATGTTTTTTATTTTCTCAGCCACCTGCACAGCCTCATCCTTGTTCAGTATTGTCAAGCAGGACATGTATTTCTTCCCCTGATTCTCAGACTTGAACTCCCTCAAGTCATTACCTGATATTACATTTTTGTGTTCCAGTTTGCTTCCTATAGTTTCCCTGTCCTTTCCAAGAATCTCTGATAACTGAGACAATGTAATAACAATTTCTCCCCTAAATGTTAATTTCTTTGGTGCTTCAATTTGGATTACTTTTGTTTTATTTTCTTTTCTCTCATTTAATGCTTTTTCCATTCTGTTGAACTCATTTATGTATGAGATTTTAAACTTGTTATGCCCCTGAATGTTGAACATGTAAAGAATAAATCCATCTTTGGTCAAGAGATACTCTTTATATTTTCTCTTTTGATTAGAAACCCTGTATTCATTAGGGAAAATCAGAAAGCCCAAATTTGGGTTCTCTGAATTTACGGGGGTTTCAAGTATATTTTCCAAATCTCTTATAACATTTTTGTGTCTTCTCCCTAACCCTTTCGCAATAACTCTACTGCTGACAACCAACCCGTAATTTTTATCTCTTTCAATTTTTACTAAATCCATAATGTTTTCCATTAAATTTCCTCCTAAAAATATTTGTTTTTTAAGAGAATATATAGTATAATGGTATTGGCGAATACATTATATGTATATATCCTCTTTTTCGTTACGAGAGAGAGGATTTTTTATTTCGCCTTTTTTATTATGATTTCTTTTGTTTCTTTATTGTATCTTACCTCTATTTCATTATCTTCTCTAGTTATACCCATATCTTCAACCCATTTACTATTCAATGTTATTCTTGGGGTATATCCACCTGCACCTCCTTTATTAAAATTTACTTTTTTCATAATTTTTTCTTCCATATTCTCACCTCTTCCGTACGATAACTAATATTAACATTTACGTACGGAAAAGTCAAGAACTTTTTTATAAAATTTCTATTAAAATTAGAGAGCTCAAATTTGAGCTTTCTGAATTTACCAGAGTTTCAACAAAGATTTCTACTTTTGGTATGGATTGTAATTTTAATCTACCCAAATCTGGGTCAGTTAAATCTCCACAAATCTGTGGAGACTAAATCGGCTGAAATTTGAGCCGATTGATTTTTCGATTTTTACATATCCAGCTTTTTTCTAATAAAGTTATTTGCAAAGTCTTTTATAATATCCAGAGATGTTGCCTTAACTCCCTTTATTTCCATGTTTTTTTTTACTTCTGCCCAAATATATTTATTCCGAATGTTTTCCAGATATGAATGTCCTGCCAATGTTAATCTCACTGGTGCTAAATATCTTCCTTTTCCCATTATTGAAATATATTCCCCTAAAACATATCCAGCTTCAACTAACACTTCTGTATGATATTCTATTTCATCCTCTGTGTAACCTTGTATCTGTATGTCGTGAATTCTATTTTTCCCATCGCTATTCTCCTCAATGTAAATTAGCAGTTCCCTTATTAAATCTGTGTTTAGTTTCATAATTCTATCCTTTCAAGTCGCTCTGTTATTCCACTACATCTTTTATTCCTTTTAATAAATTATATGCTTTTTTCATCATTGAATTTTCTTCTAAATACTGCATACCTTTCAGTGTTAATTGAGGTTTTATTATTTTTATATCGTAATTAGCACCCATTACTGGCACTTTTACAATCCCGCTAACATATTGACTATCTATTAACTCTGACATAAGGACTTTCCATCGTTCTTTACTTACATCTAGGTATTCAGAAGAAATACAATAGCTGTCAAATATCTCGTAATCCATACTTTCTTCTATTGCTTTTAATATTTTATATATTATTTTAAAATTTTCCATCCCATCTCCTATACTATCAACAACCCTATCTCTTGGCGGAGTTTTGATATTTCTTCTCTTATTTCTTCTTTTTCATATTCTTTGAAAAAATCAGCTAAATCTATTTGTTCGCCTAATTCTATAGATTTTTTTAATTCTGAGAATATAAAATCGTATGAATCTAACTCCATATGTTTCCTTATATATTCGTCTTTATCTATTTGACTTTCTTTTTTTCTTTTCATCAAATCTCTAAGTTCTTCTCTATTTTTTATGTAATTTTTGTAAAATATTGTATTTTTAATATCCATGATTGAACCTCCTGTACCTTAATTTTTTTTCTGAAGCAAAATACATCTGCAACACTCTATTTCTTTCTTCATCATCAAGTTTTAAAAGCTCATTAGGTTTCTTAATGTAATCTTCTATCTCTTCTAAATATTTTTCGACACCATAAATTTCCGAATCCAATTCATGTACGTATTTTTCATCAATTGCTCTCATGTACTTAAAATTATTATTTCTAAATATATCGAAATCTCCGCCACTGAATCCCCACTCATGCAATCCTTTTGGATGATTGTGCGTTATGGAAGCATTCTCAAAAGGAATCGTTTCAATCTTGTGTACTGGCAGTGAATTGCTGTCTCCTTTTATAACATATATTTCTCCACGCTCAGTTACAACCATAGCACTTTCATAGGTATTTTTGACTATTTTTTCTTCATATTTTTGCAAAAGCTCTTCTACACTATTATACCTTGAATCTTTAATATTTCCAAGTAATCTGTATCTTCCTTCAGGAACTTTTACAGTTGTATTGACAAATCTTTTATTCGCATATTTAATTTCCCAGTCTTTATACTTCATATTAGCAGGTACGTAATAAGTTTTTCCATCTTTATCCCTTGCAGCACGTTCTC